GAGCAAATGAAGGCGCAGACAAAAATGCAGACCGATATGGCAAAACTGCAACTTGACGCACAGAAAGCGGCTTCCGAAGACGACCTCAAGCGTGATAGGATGGCGCAAGACTTGCTCGTGGATGCGGCTAAGATTTACGGACAGTACGGCACTGCCGTAGACGTGGCGCGCGTTCAAGCCGAGCAGGATAAAATCCGCATGATCGGCGGAATGGCCCAAGGGAACGCACAGTGACAACAGAGGTTCGCATAAAGGCAGATGAGGCGCGTCGGTTGAAAGCCGACAGCGCCTTTTCGGCATTCGTGCAAGAGGTTCGCGATGAGCAAATCAAGCTCTTCGCAGACAGCGGGGCGGCAGACGTAGCCGTCCGTGAAGAGGCTCACGCAATGATGCGTGCGCTAAACCAGATCGAAATGAAACTCGACGCCGCTATTACGGCAGAGACATTTCTAGATCGCAAACAAAGGAAGTAGCACCGTGGAAGCGACTACCCTAGAACAAGCGGCTGAGAGCCTGCTATCGACATCCGAAGCCCCAGAGGCGCAGGGTGATAATCTAAGCGACGCTGTAGACCAAATCACTGAGCCGTCTGATGACGATCAGAGCGAAGAGGTTGAGGCTGCGGCTGAGAGCGAAGATGACGTCGAGGCATCCGACGAAGACTACGATGATGACCAAATTGACGACGAAGACCTAGTAGAGGCAGAGGCTGAAGACACCAATCTCATCCCCATCAAAGTTGATGGAAAAGAAGAGATGTGGACACTGGATCAGTTGAAGCAATCTGCTGCGGGTCAAGCGGCAATCAACAAGCGGTTCCAAGAAGCTGCTGAAGCCCGTAAGGCGCTTGAGCACGAGCGAGCCGTTTTAGCACAGCAGCAACAGCAAGTCGTGCAGTTGTATCAGCAAGCGCAAGAAGGTGGTTTGCAAGCCCCAACCCCACCGTCACGAGAGCTATTCGAAAGTGATCCGATTGGATACATGGAAGAGAAGCTCAAATATGACGAGGCAAAGGCTGGCTACGACCAACAGCTATTTCAAATCCAACAAGTGCATCAGCAGACCGTTCAGCAGCAGGCGCAGGCGCATCAGTCGTATCTGCAAGAGCAGGCTGAGATTTTGCGGCAGCACATCCCTGAGATTGCGGACCCTGAAAAGGGCGAGAAGCTCAAGGGCGACTTGATGCAAGTCGGTATGGACTACGGCTTCACAGCCGAGGAAATGGCACACGTCTCCGATGCACGTTACGTCCGAGCGTTGAACGACGCCCGTAAGTACCGTGAGCTGGTGGCAAAGCGCAAACAGGCACAGCAGAAGGGCGAGAAAGCCCGTCCTGTCGTGCGAGCTGGTGCAAAGAAGACGCCCGACGGCCAAGCTGCAACTCGCAAGAAGGCGCAATCGCGCTTGCAGAAAACAGGCTCAATCAATGACGCATTGGGTCTGATCCTCAACTCCTAAGTCTTTGAAAGGACTACTAAAATGGCACAGCCAAGCAACACATTCGACAGCTATGATGCGGTCGGTATCCGTGAAGACCTCAAAGATGTTATCTACAACATCTCCCCAGAAGAAACGCCCTTCTACTCGAAGTCATCCAAGACTTCAGCACGCAACACTCTCGTTGAGTGGCAGACAGACAGCCTCCGCGCTTCTGCTGCAAACGCGCACATTGAAGGCGACGCAACTGCTGGCGAAGCTCGCTCGGCAACAACTCGCCTGGGCAACTACACACAAATCTTCAAAAACGCTGTTGTCGTTCCAGACACAGACGAAGGTTTGGACAAAGCTGGCCGCGCAAAAGAGGTTGCATACCAGACGCTGAAGATTGCCAAAGAGCAGAAGCTCGACATCGAAAAGGCACTCTTCGACAACAACGCACGCGCTGCGGGTAACTCCACAACCGCTCGTGAGCTTGCTGGTGCGCCTGCGTGGCTGACCACAAACACTGTGTTCGGTGCAAACGAAGGTGCGGACCCAACAGGCGACGGCACAGACGCCCGTACAGACGAGACAACTGCTCTCACAGCGTTCGATCAGACAAAGTTCGACACTGTCATGCAGTCAATCTGGGAAGAAGGCGGCAAGCCAGACACGGTTTACCTCTCAGCCTTCCAGATGAACAAAGCTCTCGGCTTCACTGGTAACAACAACCAGCGTTCAGCCGTACAAGCTGGCGACGAGCGTGTGATCAAATCACTTGCGGTGTACGTGACCCCATGGGGTTCCGTAGAGTTCATGCCCTCACGTGAGAACCGTTCGCGTGACGTTTTCATCATGCAGGACAACATGTGGGAAGTCGCAGTTCTGCGTCCGACCAAGAACGTTGCTCTCGCGAAAACAGGCGACAACACAACTCGTCAGGTTGTCACAGAGCTTACACTCTGCGCGAAAAACGAAGCGGCCAACGGCGGCATCTTCGACAACACAACGTCATAATGACGACAGAGGGGGCTTCACGGCCCCCTCTACCTTTACCCAGCGGAGCTTTCCATGCAAGAAGTCATCGTCAATCGCATCAAGATCAAGTGCAGCAAGGGCCGCATTGAAAAGGGCGAAACTGTTATCCTGTCGGACGCCGAGATCGCCAAGATCAAGTCATTCCGACCCGACAGCATCACCGTTTTGCGCGAGGTTGTAGAGCCTCCCAAGCCAACTGAAGCCCCTAAAAAGACACGGAAGCCTCGCAATGCAAAAAGCCGTACACTCAACTAAACTCTCCGAGAAGGTCAGCTTTGACGACGACAAGCTGATCATCAAGAAGACGTTTGACGCATCCCACATGCTCAACGACGCTAAACACGCCCGTGAGGTCACAGAGAACAGCTTTGGCTCGGACTACAAGCATGTCGGCAACGTAGACCTCGGCTTGCTCGGCGCCTGGCTCAAAGAGGCTGGTGTATCATGGGAAGATACAGAGGCCATGAAGGACGTCATCAAGCGCAAGATGATGTCGAACGAGTTTCAAGCACTGCGAGTGTGGGAAGGGTCTTACTGATGTCTGATGACCACCGCTTAGAGCGCATAGAGAACAAGCTGGACGAAGTGGGCAAGGCAATCGTTGCCCTAGCCCGCATGGAAGAGCGGATGATCACGCTATTTAAGCGGATGGACAGCCTTGACGCCGAGCAGACAGCCCACGGTCGCCGCCTGACGCTTGTCGAGAACAAGGTCGGCAACAACGGCCAAGCCCTGCGCTTTGCGGAGCGGCTCTTCTGGATCGTCGCCACGGCGGCTGTCGGTCTCATATTCTACAAGATGCGGTCGGGCGGCTGATGCTCTGTGTGCTCGCCTTTGTCGGCTACGGCCACATCTTTGTAAGCGGGCTTGGCAGTGTATTGTACAAGCACTGTCACTATAGTTGCGGCCAGTCATACAGGGTGTCTCCATACTATGAATGCCCTGAGATTGTGGGTGACGCATGATTGATCCGTTTACAGCCTTCGCTACGGCGCAGACTGCGGTTGCTGCCATCAAGAAGGGCATTCAACTCGGCAAGGACATAGGCGGCATTTCATCTGACCTAGCCAAATTTGCTGGTGCTATTTCTGATCTGAACTTTGCGCACAAGCGCAGCGAGCATCAGCCGTGGTATGCGGTTCTGCTGGGCGGAGATGGCGACAATGCGATGGACATCTTCGCTAAGAAGAAACAGGCGGAGGCTATGCGTGCGGAAATCAAGCAATTCATCCAGTTCAGCTACGGGCAGTCGGCTTGGGAAGAGCTTCTCCTCATTGAAGCGCAGGTTCGCAAGGACCGCCAAGCAACAATGTATCGCAAAACGGAGATCAGGCAGGCTATTGCTGAGTGGGTGCTTGGCATTGTGGTTGTGGTATCAAGCCTTGGTCTATTCGGCTTGGTCATTTATTTTATCGGAAAGAAGCAAGGACGCTGGTGATGAGAAAGATTAACGAGATCATTATTCACTGCACGGCTACACGCCCTGACTGGTGGACAGGCACAAGCGCCGAGGTCAAGACCAATGAGGTTCGCAACTGGCACACATCAAAGGGCTGGTCTGATATTGGCTATCATTACTTGATTGATCGCGATGGCACGGTTGTTACTGGCCGACCGCTGGATCGCACTGGCGCTCATGTGAAGGGCCACAATACAGGCACGGTTGGCATCTCTTTGTTCGGCGGGTTCGGCGGATCGGCTGGCGACAACTTTGCTGACAACTTCACAGAGGATCAGGAGCGAGCGCTGCTTGACCTCATTGCAAAGCTGAAGGCAGATCACCCGTCTATCACCAAGATCAGCGGCCACAATCAGTACGCAGCCAAGGCTTGCCCCTGCTTCAGCGTCCCTGCGTGGCTCAAGAAAGCTCAGTCACCCAAGATGAAGCCGCCTGTTGACGCTGAGAAGCCCAGAGCGCTTGCTCAGAGCAAGACCGTGCAGGCCAGCGTAGTGCAGGGTGCATCGGCAGTAGGCGGCGCTGTGGCGGCGTTTCAGGCGCTCGACGGAACTGCTCAGATCATTGCCATGACTGGGTGTATTCTGGTAACACTGCTTGCAATGTTCATTATGAAGGAAAGGCTGAAGGCATGGGCCTCTGGCTGGCGCTAAATCCCCGCATCAAACTATACGCCATTGGCGCAGTGGTCTTTATCGCTGCGCTCTTAAAGCTACGGCATGACGCTGTAAGCAAAGCCCTGTACAAGATGCAGGCAGATCAGGCTGAAAAGCGCATTGATGCAATGCGTGCTGCCAAGGAGATCGAAGATGAGATTGAAGTTCTTGACGACAGCGGCCTTGCTGATCGTGCCTCTAAGTGGGTGCGTGAAGGTCGCAGCGAATAGTTACTGCGACATAGCCTCCCCTCTATACTTTGACAGTATGCGAACAGCCGAGTGGCTGATGGAGAATGACCGCAAGTTGCTCACTGATATTGTGATCAACAACGAAACCCACGAGAAGCTCTGCCCATGACACCGAAGCAGCGTGAGGTGTGGGAGCTACACCAGCAAGGAATATCTGGACGGGCGATTGCAAGGCAGCTTGGCATTGCTGAAAACGCAGTGAGAAACCGCCTGAGCGGCGCACGCAAGCACGCCGAAGCAGACAGTGCTATTCAAGGTGCGATGAGTTCGGTTGGCATGCAGGACGCTGGGCCACTGCACTCTGGCTGGATCAAGAGCGAAGGCGCTTCTCTGTATTTCCAGATGCCAAAGGACAAGCGTGCCAGCGTCACCGAGATTGTGCGTGAGGCGTTTGAAGGTATACCTGCCGCACCTCCCGTGGCGGCCCCGCAACACACGCTTGACGACCTGCTCACGCTTTACCCAATTACCGACGCTCACATCGGTATGAAGGCTTGGGGCCAAGAGGTTGGTGAGGACTACGACACCGACATCGCTGTTGAGCGCCTCACGTCATGGGTCGGCAGGGCGGTGGCGTCCGCTCCCGCGAGTAAAACTGCTGTTGTGCTTGATGTTGGCGACCTGACGCACTCAGACGACCAGAACAACATGACGCCAAAGTCAAAGCACGTTTTGGATGCTGACACGAGACACTTCAAGACCATTGATATGACAATCTTTGCGATGTCTACAGCGGTTGATCTTGCGTCTGCAAAGCACGAAAAGGTGATCGTCCGCATCCTACCAGGCAACCACAACCCCCACAGCTATCTCGCCATTCTCTTTGGGCTGGCTGAGCGCTACAGGGACAACGACCGTGTTGAAGTGCAGAAGGTTCCTGGCGAGTTCTTCACGCACCAGTTCGGTAAGTGCCTTATAGCCGCTCACCACGGGGACAAGGCGAAGGCTGAGCGGATCGTCATGTTTCTGGCAGACGAGTTTTCGGAACTCTGGGGTGCGACCCGTCACAGATACCTCTGGACGGGTCACTTGCACCACCACAAGAGTGCAGACATCGGTGGTGTGACTTGGGAGCAGTTACGGGCGATTACATCCCGCGACGCCTATGCCTCAACGCACTTTTACAGCGCCAGATCACAGCTTCAGGCTATCACATATCACAAAGAACTAGGCGAAGTTGAGCGGGTCAAAGTTTCTGGCCCTTAGCTTTGTACTCCGCAAGCTTAGAGGCAAGCTTCTGACGTCTGAAGGCTGTTGCCCTGGGTGAGATCATGGCTGAAAACTCCCCGCGACTGACGCCGAGCGCTTCAGCGGCTTCCGTCCGTGAGGCGAAGGTTATGCCAGCAAGCTCCAGAGGCTTCCAGTTCTTGACCTCTTTGCGTCGCTTGCGCTGAGCCAGCGTCTCTGGTGACGGCGCATCGCATGGCAGCTTCGGCCTGCGACCCTCTGCCGCCTGCTTCATCTCAAACGCCTTGAGTGCCTGCCCGTATAGCGCCTCCTTGCGCTCCGCAGGATTGGCTATCTTGGCCAAGTCGCTGGCCACCTGCCTGAGCTTTTTCGCCTCCGCCTTTTTGCGCTTGGCCTCCGCAATGTTGAGTTGCTTGATCTGCTTATCGCGAATCGCGGGGCTGTTGTCGAGTTGAGCTTTTGCTATGGGGATGCCGTG